AGTCCATATGGGCATAAACCCATATGGACTTTATTGATGTAGTTGGCATTCAGATTGCCCTTAACTATTATAAGGAGTATAATTGTACTTTAAATAAGGAGTTGCGGGCGATCCCCGTATATTCAAACTTTAATTTCCAAGAAGATTCAAACTAGTAGTTATGTTTTACACTTATTGTTAAGAACTTTGTTATTCAGCCATCTATGGCTGCCTAGAGATAGGCTCAAATAGAACCCATTTTTGTACATACATATTGGTCACAATGCCAGTGACCCTGCATATTATATATAGACCACAATGTCTATAAACTTTTAATATATAAAAATTTGTGTTATAAAAATCTAAACGACGGTATCACACTGTGGTGAATCCGTGTCCTATATTTATAGGGAAACAAATCTTTACTGATACGTCGAAGTGACGTCTAACTATTGTTAGCAGTTTAAATGAACAGATCTAAGCTATAATTAATAGCACGCCTTTGAGTGCGGCATAGTCGCTCAGAACTAGGGGATTATTTTCCGTGTCTAAAGAGCACTGAGCTAGGTTGTTCCCCGCAACTGAGGCTCTAAAATCATTTTCTGCCATGTTCACAGATTTTAAAAGTACATCCTTCGCTATTGACGGTCAAATAGCATCCTCTTTCGTAGAGAACGTTAAACAAAAGTTTGACACAGTAAATCTCGCAACTATTAAATCAGTTGCGTCAGTTTTGGAAGATATTTCCAAGTATAGTAATTTACCTTTAAATGATTCTATAACTAAAGAAGTTGAAGGTTTTGTAGCACTTTTTGTTACATTGTGTGGTTGTAATAACGTATCATCGGCGCTTAGCGCTATCTTTTTGTACGTTAGATCACATTTTGAGACATCAGTTACAAAGTCTATCACCAATTATTTATTAGAATTTATTGAATTTGAACCCCATTCTAATGATGATGATCCAGATTGGTTACGTTTTATTAAATCAGCCCAAGATAATTGGGATGTTTGTAAAACTAATAAATTGTTTGGACATTTATCAAAAATTATGGGTGTTCTTGTTACTATGGGACTTTGTAAATCTTCCGCATTAACATTATCAATTTGTGATTTTAAATTATTTGAACCTGATTTAAGAGCTGCGCACAATAGTGCTACTAGCATTATTGATGCAGTTTTATCTACTGTTACATTTTTTGTAGAAGGTATTTATTTATCTATTAAAACAGGTTCTTTTAAACCATTGTTATTTTCATCTAAGAATGCATTAGAATTAGATGAAGAATTTTCTACCATTGTATTGTGGTGGGATTTAGTTAAGAATGGTAATTTAGAACGAGTTGTTAATGTAGCCGAATCCGAATTTGATAACAGACTTGAACGTTTGTGTACCCGTATTAAACCTTTAGTTGCCACTGTTAATGGATTTGAGAAGAAATTGTTACTTGATAAAGTTAATAAATTATTAAAAATTAAGAATGATTATATTACTCTCAAAATTAGTAGTGGTGTTAGGAAAGCACCTTTCGTTATTGAATTGTATGGTGAATCTAGTCAAGGTAAGACAACATTTGGTGATCAGATTGTCGATGCACTTTTGTGTAGCGCAGGATTACCTTTAGGTAAGGAATATCGAGCATCCTATAATCCTAGTGATAAATATATGTCGAATTGGTCTACTAATAAATTAGTTTTAGTAATGGATGATGTTGCTAATGATAAAGCTAATTTTGTTGAAAGACCACCTACCCGTGTTATCATTGATGTTTGTAATAATCAACCTTTTTATGCTAATATGGCCGATTTAGAAAGTAAGGGTAAAGTATTTGTAGAACCAGCAATTGCTGTTGTAAATACTAATGTTAAGCATTTAGATGCTTATACATATTCCAATTGCCCTTATTCTATTCAACGCCGTATGCATGTGGTTATTACTGTCAAAGCTAAGCCTGAGTTTCAATATATGATTGATGGTAAAACTCAAGGTATTGATCCAGCTAAAATCAGAGCATTTTATGCTAAGCAAGGTGCACAACCCACATTTGATGATATTTGGTTATTAACAGTTGAAAAAGCAAGACAACCTAAGGATATGGATAATATTGCTACTTATGTTCCTTTGGAATGGAATGGCACTGTATTAAAGGATGTTGGCTTTTCCACTGTAGTTCAATACCTTATTGAGAGGTTTAGAGAACATCGTTTTGACCAAGATTGTATATTGGATAGAATGAGGTCTCGTCAACAGGTAGTTGAGACATGCGGTGTTGATGGTTGTTATCACATTAAGGGATATTGTGATAAGCACAAAATGGAACCACATTATGGATTGGAAAATTTTCGTAATATAGTAACTAATACTGCGAGTGATATATACAATTTTATTGATAATTTCAGGAGAATCAATAATTTATGTGATATTGTACCAGATTGGTGTTGTGATTATTTCACGTGCATATATTATATGCGCAGTATGTTATTTTATTATAAATTATGTACAATTTTAAATGTTTTCATTCTGTGCTGTGGAGCATGCACACATTATTCACTTGTGTTTGTACTATTGTTCTGTGTTTTACAATTATTTATGCATAAATTAATTTTATGTCATTGCAGACACAGATTGCGCAATACCAATATTATATCCAGTATTATCTTACCTAGCTACAATGCAAATATTCAATTGTTGTGCAAGTCAATTGGTTTGGTAGGTATTTTATATTTGAGTGCGAAATTCTACAGGAAATTCTTTAGTATGCATGAGCATGGCTCCTTAGAGCCAAAATCAGTTAATGATGTTATGCAGCGTGATAGTGAAGAATCGCCCTGGACGAAGGTTGTTGCTCGAACTCTACCAACCACTGGTAAAATGTGGTCTACTAGCACGAAAGATATGTTACATTTAGTTAGTAAGAATTTGGTTTATGGCACAGTTGTCGTGGGTGATAAAACCATGATGGTTAATGCGCTCTTTATTAAATCAAATTTGGTAGTAATTCCTTCGCATTATTTTAGTGGTGATAAGGTGTTAGATGTTACCTTTCGTAAAAGCAATCCAACTTGTTCGGGTGGTAAATTTGCTACTCGTATAAGTAGAGAGGCTAGTTATCATATCCCAAATACCGATTTAGTTGTTTGTTACTCAACCACAGGTGGATCGTTTAAGGATTTAACGCCATATTTACCTATGGGACCATTGCGTGCTTGTCAATTCACAATGTTGTGGCGTGCAAAGGATGGTGAGTTATCTGAATATGAAGGTGTTTCAATTCCTAAGCGAACTAGTAATGGTATTGCTACATTCGATGGGGGTGAATATGCTAATTTATCTACTTTAACTTTTCGTGGTATGTGTGGAGCTACGTTGATATCTCATGGTAGAATTACTACCATTATGGGATTTCATCTCGGTGGAAAATCCGGAACACGCAAAGGTTGTTACGGAACACTTACTAGAGAGGATTTTGAATTAGCAGAAGCACATTTGAGAGATGTTGAAGGAGTATTATTAACAGGATCAGCTGAAAAATTTGAAGTGCAAGTTTTAGAAAAGCAAGTTATAGATGATGGTCCTATTCATCCTAAATCACCTCTCAATTATATGCCCCATGATTCTCAGGTCGAGTATTATGGACAATGTCCCGGGCGAGCTTTGAGTTTTTCATCAGTTCGTGTAACGCCTATTAGCCATATTGTTACTGATATTTGTGGAGTACCCAATATTTGGGGACCCCCAAAAATGAAACCTGATTGGTTTGGTTGGCAAACATGTTTGGCTAATCTTGCAGTACCTGCTTTACCATATGCACATGATTTATTATCTATTTGTGTTAAGGATTATAAAAGTGCTTTACTTGATATCTTCAATAAACCGTTGTGGCGTGATAGTAAACCTTTAACGTATTATCAAAATACATGTGGTATACCAGGGAAGAAATTTATGGATGGTATTAAATTGAATACATCCATAGGTTTTCCATTAACAGGTTCCAAGAGAAATTATATAATTCAAGAAGAACCTGATGATGTTTGGCAAGAGAAATGGCGTTTCACAGATGATATAAACATTGAAATTGATAGATGCGAGGAGTGTTATCGTAGAGGTGAACGAGCATATACTATAGCCAAAGCCTGTAAGAAGGATGAAGTACTTAGTAAAGATAAATGCCGTATCTTTTATGGTAATCCTATCGCTTTAACATTTTTAATTAGAAAGTATTATTTACCTATTATTCGAGTGTTACAAATGAATCCTTTGGTATCGGAATGTGCTGTTGGTATAAATTGTCATGGACCAGAGTGGGAGGAATTACATCAGTTCGTATTTAAACATGGTGAGAATCGCCTTATAGGTGGTGATTACGGTAAATATGATCAGAAGATACCCTCTCAGTTAATATTGGCAGCTTTACGCATAATGATTGATTTTGCAAAGCAATGCAATTATTGTGATGATGATATTAATATTATGGAAGCTATGGCTGGTGATATAGTTTATGCTATCATTGCATTTAATGGAGATTTGATAGGGTTAACAGAAGGCACTCACATATCAGGTAATTCTTTAACAGTTGTGATAAATGGTATTTGTGGTTCATTGAATCAACGTGCTTATTTTTACACGTTATTTAAACCTGAATCATACATGACACGTAAACCATTTAGAGA